ATAATAAACTTAAACTTAATTATTAACCCTAAAAACCTTATCAACCATGACAGTTAAATTAACCCCAACCGAATCAGAAGAAATATTCCACAATGCTCTTTGTAATGGGCTAGGCTATGTAGAAGGCTATGGTATTGAATTAGACTTTAATAAACAAGACTATGCGCGAGCGGCTACGTTCTTAAAGCAAGGAGCAACTGACACAATATGCTATGAACAGGTTCTAATGCAAATCTTGAAAGATGGAAAAAAACTTACAATGATTGACCATGAATGTGAAGGAGAATACACCCGCTCGATCACCATAAAGGATGTCCACAAGCGAGTTTCACAAACTCCAATAAGACACTTAATGGATATGATTAATGAAGAGGATGATGCGGTAACAGCTGATGTGGTTATACAGTCAGTATTCTTTAAGGATGTAATTTTTGGCTAGGAATTTTGTTAATAACTTTTTGATAATAAATTTTTTACTGTCAATTATAATGCTTATATTTAACCAACCAACTAACCCCAACTACAATGCTAAATACCTCATCAGTCGCTAAAAATATAGATCAGGATCTTGTTCTCAAGATTTCAAATAACCTACACGTCGTTGGCACCAAGGTAATTAGCTACGAAACGTATGTTGCCGATATTAAGCTTGGGCCAAAGGGTCTAGACCGCCGAGTTCGGGTAATCGCAGACGGCAAGTTTTCACGAACTACCACCAAACAACTTTCTCAACTTGCGGCTCTACTTGGAACAAGGGTGGAACTCAAAACAAAGGACCTCCAACACTTTGGCCGCTTCCAATACGGTGTCAGCATCAGGATAAAAGGTGCACTGAGTCGAGACGCAAGCCGCACGATTATAAAAAAGCTGGCAACCGGTAATTCGCTGCATGACTCAACTGTGGCCAGTATTCCAAGTTTTGATAAGACCGATCTTGCTAAATTACTTACCTATACCGACGGTAATCCAAAATTAAAGGAGCAGGTCGAGACGGTACTGTTCCTAGCTAAGATTGGAATAACCGGTTAATTGTTTATAACTTTATGAAAATAAATTTTTTACTGTCAAACTAAATACTTATATTTACTCTATAAACCAATCTAAAACCTAAAAAAACCATGGCAAAAAAATCAGATAAAAACGCGAGCGGAACATCATTTTTTAATGATACTATCCAGGCATCAGTAACAGATCTTCGTAAAATGTTTGGAGAACCAGACGATGATAATAATCGCGGAGATGACAAGGTAAATTATGAATGGATTTGCGAAACCTCAGCCGGCGATGTCTTTACGGTCTATGACTGGAAACACTATCGTTCGCTTGGTGATAATGAAATAGTTAGTTGGCATATTGGCGGTCTCAATTCAATGGTAACCGACCAAGCCGTAAACGAAATCGCAAGTCTATTCGATCAAATTGATGCAAATTAACAGCTAGATTCCAGGATTTCCGTGCCGTCCTGCATGGGTCCTGGACTACTCCCTAGTACTGGGGGTTTCGCGTAACCCTTAAAAAAGGTGAAAATAAATTGTCAAGTGTCAAATAAAATGCTTATATTTAAACTGTAACTAACCAACTAAATTATAACTATGTCAAAACGATTTCAAACAACCAACAGCCTACCTGCCTACTTTAAGGAGATAACCAAGGTCCAGGTAAAACTAACCAAAGCGGACGAGCGAGCCTTGGCTATCCGAATACAGGCCGGCGACTGTGCAGCACTGAACTCCCTAGTACAGGCCAACCTTAAGTTTGTGGTAACACTCGCTAATAAGTTCGTCGGTATGGGTCTTTCAATCGATGACCTTATTCAAGAAGGTAATGCCGGTCTTATTGAAGCGGCCCATAAATTCAAGGCGGATAAGGATGTTAAATTTATTACCTATGCCCAATTTTGGATCCGTAAGCGTCTTAACCTGGCCCTATGCGAGATAGGTCGCAGTGTCAGAATTCCAGTAAATCAGGAATACGATATTTACAAACGTAAAATGGCCGGTGAGTCTATCAATATGACCAATGTCAGACTGGATATGCCAATCGGCGAAGACGGTTCAAATACTCTTGGCGATCTTTTACTTAAAACAGATTTCGTTGATCCATTTGAAACCGATGAGTCCGCTCAGAAATTAGCCAAGTTAATGGCAAAGTTAAAAGATTCGGATCGACAAATCGTTGAACTTTTTTATGGTCTGGTTGGAGATGGTCTATCCACTAAAGAGATAGCAGAAGTTGTTGGAAAGTCTGCGGTCGAGGTAAATCGTGCACTAAAGGTTGCCAGATTCCAGATGAGAAGGGAGGCCGGACTATGCTAACCACAACTGAAGCCCGTTTCTGGGCAGAGACCGGCGTCGAGATCCTATTTTCCGAAGGCGACCCATTTAGCGGCAAGGTAGATCGCAATCAATTAATTAATATTCTATATAATACAACCCTAAAGAAGTTGCTAGAAGAGGATACATCAGAGCTTAGTGAAGAAGAATTTAATCAATGTGTTGCCGCCTGTATGAAGGCTCGCTTAAATTAAATTGTTAATAACTTTAGGAAAATAAATTTTTCCGTGTCAAATAAAATACTTATATTTACTTAAACCAATTAAAACCAAACTTAAGATGGGAATAACAGCAACAGAATTTAAGGAGGCAATAGACCTCTTGGAAAAATTTAGAACAGACTACCAGTTCAATAAAGAAGATGTAAGATATTTAGGATTTTTAACCGTTGGAACCCATATGCTTGATGAGTCCGATCTGGCGGCATGGTTTCTTATTTTAAGAAATCCAGGGGTTTTTATGCCAATCATATATGAACTTGGACTGGATACTGAAGAAGGACTTAATTTGGAAGAGACCGTTTTTATCATAAGTACCGATTGTTAATAACTTTATTTTTCGGTGTCAAATATAATACTTATATTTACTCTATATAAACCAGTTAACCCCTATAAAACATGAACGACCTCTTAATCAAAAAAATTCGCAGCGGTATTTTCGGAATAAAGTTAGGCACCAAAGAGCCCAAGGAAATCGCCTCTTTACTTAACCGGTTAAAACCAATAAATATTGCAATGTACGAGGAGTTACTTGCACAGTATAAATTAGTAATTAAATAAATAACTAAACATGAAAAAACGCGAAGCAATAGAAGCTGGAATAGCTCACATACTTTTAATACTAGGAGTAGCCCTATTTATAAGTATTCCTTTTTTAGTATGGACATTTAACTTAAATAATTAAACATGAAAGACTCAGCAGATAATGCCATGGCCGCACTCGAGGAATTAGCAAACAGCCTTATTGAAGGGGCTCTTAAAACCGGCAAAAACGAGTTTCTACTTATTGGTACAGGCCTCTTAACCTTGATTGCAGCAGCAGATAGCGAGGAGTCAATGACCGAACTTAATTTATTAATAACTAGATTTAATATCAAACGAATTAAAAAAGAGTCCGGCTCAACGGACCATGAACTTGCAATGGAGACCTTATTACGAGACCTCAGGTCAAAGAGCCTAAACTAATTCACGATTGGTTAACATGGGGTCAGGTCTGTAGTTGGACGCTGGCCCCTTTTTTTGTTAATAACTTTATGAAAATAAATTTTTTACTGTCAAATATTATACTTATATTTACTCTATATAAACCAATCAAACCTTAATCATATGCCACAAGAAGTTAAAATTAAAAAAGTTTACGCAGCCGGAATAGTAAACTCCAAAGACCAATGGTCTTGGCAAGGCACGGCGGTTGCCCACTCGATTGCCGAAGCCAAACAGTTATTAACGGCATATAAAAAGTCGGATGGAATAAAGGGCCGTTGCGAGGTAACAGATATGAATGGACCTAATTACACAAATCGCCCAATCGGCATAAGCCACTCAACTGACCTATTTTAATTGTTAATAACTTCTTGAAAATAAATTTTTCCGTGTCAAAAATTATACTTATATTTAACTAACCAATCTAAACCAATCTAATATGAAGCCACAAACTCCACGCGACATCGCCTACCAAAAATTAGAAGAACTTCGCAACATAGGTTTTTCAGACACCCAACTCCTCGAAGATATTTTGGGTAATCAATTATCCGGATCAGTCGCACAGGAGGTAATGACAAGTATCTCTGATGAATACTTCGAACGTTTCGAAGATGATGACGATATCATTGACCTGAGGTCTCGTCGTTAACCCACCCAGCATAATAAACTTAAACTTAATTATTAACCCTAAAAACCTTATCAACCATGACAGTTAAATTAACCCCAACCGAATCAGAAGAAATATTCCACAATGCTCTTTGTAATGGGCTAGGCTATGTAGA